GGTATGCTTGATTGACACGTCATCAAATACCGCATAATCCACTGACTCAACCCCACCAATCGCTACTTTAGCGGATAACAGCCTCTCGAAATACAGATGGCTGCCTAAACTCCTCGCCCAGGATGTTTTCCCAGTCCGACTCGGACCATACAGAATCAGCGACTTTGGACGCTTTCCTATATATGTTAGTTTTAATATACACTAACTCAATGCAACGACCCGGGGACCCCCCGAAGGGAGGGCGAAGGGAGGCGGTAGTCACCTGCCACAACACCCAAGACAAGATATGATCTGCACCCGAGCGGAGCGACATACCTAATTGTGCATTGCCAGATCCCACTCCAGATTGCGCCAGCCATTCATCTCTTCCATCAAGTTCTCCACCGATGAACTCAATCCCTTCGGGTGATTTATAGGGTTCAGCTTCAATGGCAAATCTCCAATCAGCGTAAGACCTTGCGTTGATGAAAGACTTGAAGAGAGCTCCTCTATCCATTTCGTCGAATAGCTCAAGAAACTCATTTGAAGTTTCGCACAAGTGACTAACATTCGCGAGACGATGACCCCCCTCAGACATTCCTCCGCGCGGAAGCGGTCTCTCAAGCCCGCCCGCAACAACATCTCCGTCCTTGATTGCGTAATCGTAACCTTTCTCTGGAGTTCCACGAGAAGGGACAACGTTTGGGTGCCTACCCGAAACATCGAAGATCCTAACATTGCGAGATCGGAACTTCCGTTCGAAATCGACGAACACGTGAAGATGAACGCCTCCAGTCGTTGGATGAACTTCTCTGGCGACGATACACTCAGCATTGAGTGAAGAGAGGTGATTACTGACATCCCATTCGTCGAGGTCTCCACACTGTGCATATGTAAGAAGGACATATCGAGAATTAACAAAAAGCATGTCTGTCAGGTGACTCAAAGGTGTGTTCTCCAGCCGTGTCCTGCAACTTAATATTATAGCAGGACACGGAGGGCACACCCCTCTCTATAAATACTTGAGCCCCCCCCTTTTTGTGCTCAACAAAATGCACTCTCAACAAAAACATGGCGTACGCACGGTCCCGAGCCAAAAGCCACAGTCTTCGAGGCTCGTCCCGATATGGAAAAAAGAAGCGTGGTGGCAGACTCCGACGCTCAAGCGGCAGGAAGCGAACCTATCGCAAAAAGGGCTCAATGTCTCGGAAGAGAATTCTCAACATAACGACGGTGAAAAAACGGGACAACATGATGCCGTACACCAACATGATTACTCCTCAAGGAACACCTGATGGAACCTATGTAGCGCAAGCGGCCATAATTGGAGGTCAGACAAGTGGTGACGTCAATGTTAACCACCCAAGGTGCATACTCTGGAGACCGACTGGTCGAGATGTTACTACAAATACTGGAACTGTATTACCCCGGGTTGTTGAGAGTGCTCGGACCTCGAGCACACCATACATGGTGGGACTACGTGAAATTGTTGAGCTCCAGTCTGGGAACGGAGTACCCTGGCAGTGGCGTCGAATTTGTTTCACATTCAAAGGCTCTCTTCCCGGCTCCCAAGATACCCCTTCGTTCCGTCTCCAATGGGAGACTAACAGCGGCTGGATGCGGGCTGTGAATCAGGTCACAGGTGATCGCAATTCTGGTGCCCAGTATGAGTTGTACAGATATTTGTTTGCGGGCCAGAATGCCAGTGATTGGAACGACCCAATGGTTGCGAAGCTAGATTATACCAGGGTTACTGTGAAGTATGACAAATTACGAAGTATAGGTGTTGGAAATGAGTCCGGGTTTATCCGAAGATACAAACACTACCATCCTATGAACGCTACCTTGGCGTATGACGATGACGAAAATGGGCAGAACATAGAGCCGGCGACATATTCAGTACAATCGAAGGTTGGAATGGGGGATTATTATGTTATGGATTTATTCAGGTCACGTTTTGCAGCAGGTACTGATGCAGCTCTTGTGTTCAATCCTTCAGCTACTCTGTATTGGCACGAAAAATAGGCTCTCCTATGTACACAAATATAGCATTGGCTTCAAGCCACTCCACATCATCTTCAAAGAAATGACCATCCTCCTTGTTTATTGACATTCTCATGTCAATGCGAGGATCCCTGTTACAGTTCCAAATGATAGGTTTACCCCACTTCATGTACACAGCATCTCGGTGAAGCTGTCTCAGCCCCACCTCAGCTTGGGCACCGAACCAAGACTTCCATCCAGGGGTATGCTTGATTGACACGTCATCAAATACCGCATAATCCACTGACTCAACCCCACCAATCGCTACTTTAGCGGATAACAGCCTCTCGAAATACAGATG